CGTGCCAGAGCAGAAGAATATTTGAGATTGGCACAAATGGAGTTTAAGCCACCGGAACTTTTGTCAGAGGAAGAAATCGCAGAGGTTTTGAAGGTGGCGGATGAACTTGCCAAGTGGTCTGCAGATGTTTATGCCTATGCACAGGATGAAGCGATTACACACGGAAGGGTATGGAACGGATTCAAACTGGTAGAAGGCAGAAGTAACCGTAAATATGTCAACGAAGAGGAAGTGGCGGATGCTGCAAAAGCAGCCGGATATGAGGACATTTACAAGAAGTCTCTGATTGGTATCACGGAAATGGAGAAGCTGATGGGCAAAAAAGATTTTCAGAAGATACTGGGTAGTCTGGTGTATAAGCCGCAGGGCAAAATCACCTTGGTGCCGGAATCCGATAAGAGACCACCAATTCAAACAGAAACCGCTGAGGCGGATTTTAAGGAGGATGAATAAATGAGCAAGAATGAAACACCGACCAAAGTAATCGTACCGTGCAGATTTTCTTATCTGCATTGTTGGGAGCCGGAAGCAATCAATGGCGGCGAGCCGAAGTACAGCGTGTCTGCCATTATCCCGAAGTCAGATAAGGAAACCATTAAGAAGATTCAGGCAGCGGTGGAAGCTGCAAAGCAGGAATCTTTGTCAAAGTGGGGTGGCAAGATTCCACCGAATCTGAAGCTTCCTTTGCGTGATGGTGACATTGACCGACCGGAGGATGAGGCATATAAAGGCTGTTATTTCTTTAATGCCAACAGCAGACAGGCACCACAGGTGGTTGATAAGCAGGTACAGCCAATCCTGGATCAGACAGAAGTGTATTCCGGCTGTTACGGAAGAATCAGTGTAAACTTCTATGGCTACAACAGCAATGGCAACCGTGGTGTGGCAGCAGGACTTGGTAACATCCAGAAGTTGAAAGACGGAGAGGCACTCAGCAGCCGTACCAATGCAGAGGATGATTTTGAAGCAGTAGAGGATGAAGATTTCCTCGGCTAATGATAAGGGCGGTGTATGCCGCCCGTACATAGAGGAGTTGTTTTGATGAAAGAGACATGGACAGATATTCCCGGACTGGAAGGGAAATACAAGATCAGTAATATGGGGAGATACAAAAGGCTGTCCCGGTATATTCAGGGGAGAAGACTGCCGGAAGAGATTCTTCCTTTGAACCAGAGTCAGGTAAGGGAAGTTAAGGAAAGGCTTGGAAGAAAGGAACATGTGTATGATATTGCTGACAGCATGGGGATTTCCAGAAAGACCGTCAGCAAGATTAAATCGGGAAGGAGTTACGCATGGGCGAAGTAGGATATAAAACACTGGCAATTGACATAGAGACCTTTTCCGATGTGGACTTAATCAAATGCGGGGTATATGCCTATGCAGACAGTCCTGCATTTGAAATCCTGCTGTTTGCATACAGCTTTGATGATGAAGAAACAAAGATTATTGATTTGGCACAGGGCGAACAGCTGACGGAAGAAATAAAAAATGCCCTGTCTGATGTGGGAATTATTAAGACAGCGTTCAATGCTAATTTTGAGCGTACCTGTCTTTCAAAATATATGGGAGTCCGTTTATCTCCCGAATCGTGGGTTTGTACTGCAGTACAGTCGGCTATGCTTGCCCTTCCGCTTTCTTTGGAGGGTGTTGGGGCGGTTCTGGGGCTTTCTGAGCAAAAGCTGAAGGAAGGTAAGGACTTAATCCGCTATTTTTGTGTGCCTTGCAAACCGACCAAAACAAATGGTGGCAGGAGCAGGAACCTTCCATGCCATGCACCGGAAAAATGGGAACAGTTCAAGACGTACTGCATCCGTGACGTGGATGTGGAAAAAGGTATCCGGCAGAAACTGCATAAGTTTCCGATACCGGAATCTGAGATGGCATTTTACCGTTTGGATCAGGAAATTAATGACAGGGGAGTTTTAGTTGACAGGGAATTGGTAGAACAGTCGATTACCTGTGACCTGTTACATAAAGACATTGTGACGAACCGTGCCTATGAGGTAACGGGACTTGAAAATCCAAATTCTGTATCGCAGTTGAAAGGATGGCTTTCAGAACGTGGAGTGGAAATCGACAGCCTATCCAAAGGAGCAGTTGCGGAGTTGATTGAGGATGCGGATGGGGAAGTGCTGGAGGCTTTAAAACTCCGGCTTCTCATGGCGAAAACATCAGTAAAGAAGTATGAAGCGATTGAACGGTCAGTGTGTTCGGACGGAAGGGTACATGGACTGCTGCAGTTTTATGGGGCAAATCGTACCGGCCGGTGGGCAGGAAGACTGGTGCAGGTACAGAATCTTCCTCAGAATCATATCAGTGACTTGGAACTAGCACGTAGTCTTGTCAGAAGAGGGCAGTTCGAGGAATTGGAATTATTCTACGAATCCACACCAAATGTACTGTCTGAATTAATCCGTACTGCATTTATTCCAAAAGAGGGATGCAGGTTTATTGTTGCGGACTTTTCAGCTATTGAAGCGAGGGTGCTGGCATGGTTATCCGGGGAACAGTGGAGACTGGATGTATTTGCTACACACGGAAAAATATATGAGGCTTCGGCATCGGCCATGTTTGGTGTTCCGATAGAGGAAATTACAAAAGGATCTCCACTGCGACAAAAGGGAAAGATTGCGGAACTGGCTCTCGGATACGGAGGAGCAGTAGGGGCATTGACTTCAATGGGAGCCTTGGCAATGGGACTTAGTGAAGAGGAACTGCCGGGACTGGTATCTACATGGAGAAATGCAAATCCGCATATTACACAGTTTTGGTGGGATGTAGATGAAGCAGCCGTGAGGGCAGTCCGTGAAAGGAAAGAAACACAGGTCGGACTGATTCGTTTTCAGTATGCTTCCGGTATTTTGTTTGCCATGCTCCCGTCCGGAAGGAAACTTGCCTATGTGAAACCGAGAATGGGTGTCAACAAATATGGCAGGGATGGATTGACTTATGAAGGTGTGGGAGAAAACAAGAAATGGGAAAGGATGGATACTTACGGGCCAAAGCTGGTGGAGAATATCGTACAGGGTACTAGCCGGGATATTCTGGCAGAAGCCATGATGAGATTGAAGAAAGCGGGATTCTCCATTGTATTTCATGTACATGATGAAGCGGTGCTGGAAGTGCCGGAAGGAGAATCATCCGTGGAAGAGGTATGCAGGATTATGGCAGAGCAGCCTTCCTGGGTACACGGGCTTCCGCTTCGTGCTGATGGCTACGAGTGCCAATTTTATAAAAAGGATTAGGAGGGATTGCAGGATGAAACTGTATATTTCAACAGGAAATTCCCGAATGGAAAAGAAGTGGAATGGACAGGAGATGGAGTTTAGTGTGTTTTTGGAGCGTCTCTCTCATACTGTCCGTACCAGTGAAACGATGGAACAGTATCGGAAACTGAGCAAGGCAAAGCAGGATTCCATCAAGGATGTGGGTGGTTTTGTGCTTGGAAAGCTGAAGGGCGGTAGAAGAAAGAAAGCAAATGTATTATTCCGTTCTGGTCTGACATTGGATATGGACTATGCCACAGAGGATATTGCAGAGCAGATAGAGCTGTTTTTTGATTTTAGATGCCTAATCTACTCTACCCATAAACACACACCGGAGAAACCAAGGCTTCGCTTAATCATCCCATTGTCAAGAACGGTATCGCCGGATGAATATGCAGCAGTGGCAAGAAAAGTGGCAGAGGATATTGGTATGGAGTTGTTTGATGATACAACCTACGAACCAAGCCGCCTCATGTATTGGCCTTCCACCTCTGCAGATGGAGAATTCTTTTTCCGTGATATTCCGGGAACATTTTTGAATCCGGATTCTGTATTGGAAAGATATGCAGATTGGAGGGATTCTTCTTCATGGCCTGTCAGCAGCAGACAAAAAGCAGTTGTCAGCAGGGAGATGAAGAAACAGGCTGATCCGTTGTCGAAGGAAGGAATCGTAGGTGCATTCTGCCGGACTTATTCGATAGAAGAGGCAATCCGTATATTTCTGCCGGATGTATATCAGGAAAGCATGATGCCGGAGCGATTTGATTATATTCCGGCAGATTCACAGGCAGGTGTGGTGATTTATGAAGGGAAGTTTGCATATTCCCACCATGCCACTGATCCGGCTTGTGGGAAGCTGCTGAATGCGTTTGACATTGTCCGCATCCATAAGTTTGGGGAGCAGGATGATAAGGCTGAAGAAGGAACGGATGCAGGAAAGCTGCCATCCTTTAAGGCTATGAGTGACTTTGCGGTGTCGGATGAACAGGTAAAGAGGACACTGGCAAAGGAAAGGGAGAAGGCAGCAAGTGAGGAATTCGATACTGATACCGGGGAATGGCAGACCATGCTGGACTTGGATCGTCAGGGAAAAGTAAAAGACACACTTTCCAATATTGCAACGATTATTCGATTCGATGAGAATCTACAACCTATCGTATTTAATCAGCTGAAGAATGCACTGGATGTCATCGGGGAATTGCCGTGGGTACAGGTCAAAAAAGGATGGGGTGATGCAGATATTGCCTGTGCGAAGCTGTACTTTGAAAGGGTGTATGGGATTTGGTCACCTACCAAATTCAAAGATGCTCTGCTTGCAGTAGTGTCTTCCGAAAGACTTTATCATCCGGTCAAGGAGTATTTTTCCACGTTATCCTGGGATGGATGTAGCAGGATTGACAGTCTGCTGATTGACTATATGGGAGCAGAAAACACACCGTATGTCCGTGCAGTTACAAGAAAAACTCTGGTAGCGGCGGTAGCCCGTATTTATGAGCCGGGTATAAAGTTTGATTCCGTGTTGGTTTTAAACGGTCCGCAGGGGTGTGGTAAGTCTACGTTCTTTGCAAAACTGGGAAAAGAGTGGTATTCGGATTCCCTTACGATTTCTGATATGAAGGATGGAAAAACTGCTGCGGAGAAGCTTCAGGGGTATTGGCTTTTGGAATTGGGAGAGCTTGCGGGTATCAAAAAGGTAGATGTGGAAACCGTAAAATCTTTTGTTACCCGGACGGATGATAAATACAGGCAGTCATATGGAACAACGGTAGAGAGTCATCCGAGGGAATGTGTGATTGTGGGAAGTACAAACTCAGAAGGCGGCTTTCTGCGTGATGTTACCGGAAACAGACGCTTTTGGCCTGTGCATGTAACCGGAAAAGGGAAGCATCGTGGATGGGATTTAACTCCTGAGACGGTAGACCAGATTTGGGCAGAAGCGATTTCCATTTATAAAGATGGAGAAGAGTTGTATCTGAAAGGAAAGGAAGCTGCAGAGGCTTATGTGGCACAGCAGGAAGCAATGGAGTCTGATGAAAGAGAAGGCATTGTGGAGGATTACCTGGAGCGATTACTTCCGGCAGACTGGGACACAATGGATTTGTATCAGAGACGTTCTTATCTTGGTGGTGGAGAGTTTGAAGCAGAAGGAAGAACCGGAACGGTAGTCAGAGAGAGATTCTGTTTAATGGAAGTCTGGTGTGAATGCTTTGGGAAGGAGCGTCAGAATTTCCGAAAGACAGATTCTTATGAGTTAGAATCCATTATTCAAAAAATTGGTGGCTGGAAGAAGTATGAAGGGAATTCCTCCGGCAAAATGCGTATCCCCGGTTATGGTGTACAGAGGGTGTTTGTCAGAGTGAAAAAGGAAACCGCAGGAAACAAATGATGGGTTTCCGTGGGGGATTGGTAAGACGGTAGGCAACAGATGTTGGAAACAGCCATGAAGTCAGCAGGCAAAAGGGCTGTGTCGGTGCTGTTTCCAATGTTTCCACTTATATTTAATAAATGAAAATAAGTATAAGAGGACACGGATACACCCGTATATACGCATATGGGAGAATAGATGTTTTTGAAAGTGGAAACAGCAGAGGGAAACGGAGATGAGGTTTTGCGAGAATGTGTAATTGAAAAGGCTCTGGTAAAAGAGGCAAAGAGCAGGGGCGGCATGGCGGTAAAGTTCGTGTCTCCCGGTTTCGATGGGGTGCCTGACCGTCTCGTTCTGCTTCCTGGTGGGAAGTGTGCATTTGTGGAATTAAAGGCACCGGGAAAAAAGCTGCGACCGTTACAGGAAAAACGAAAACATCAGCTGGAAGCCTTGGGGTTTTCCGTATATGTGATAGATGGATTGGAACAGATCGGAGGTGTGCTGCATGGAATTCAGACCACATAAATATCAGGAATATGCCAGGGAGTTTATTATCGGGCATCCGGTATGTGCTTTGATTTTGGATATGGGACTTGGAAAGACAGTTATTACCCTTACTGCTTTGTGGGAACTGGCACTTGATTACTTTGAGGTAGGAAAGGTTCTGGTCATTGCACCATTCCGTGTGGCACGGGATACTTGGAAGGAAGAACTGGAAAAATGGGATCACTTGAAAGGACTGTCGGTGTCAGTGGTAGTCGGTTCTGAAAAAGAACGATTGGATGCTTTGGAAAAAAAGGCAAGCGTGTATGTAATCAACCGTGAAAATGTGGTGTGGCTTTGTGAGAAGCATCACTGGGATTTTGACATGATTGTGATTGATGAATTATCTTCTTTCAAATCTTATCAGGCGAAAAGGTTCAAAGCACTAAGACGATACCGGCCGAAGGCAATTCGTGTGGTTGGTCTGACCGGAACACCGGGAAATCTTATGGATTTATGGGCTGAGATTGGAATTCTTGATATGGGGCAGAGGCTTGGAAGATATATTGGAGCTTATCGTGACAGGTTCTTTCTGCCGGATAAGCGAAACAGGAATATCATTTATTCCTATAAACCGAGGGATGGTGCGGAAGAAGCAATCTACAATTTGATTTCTGATATCTGCATTTCCATGAAGGCCGAGGATTACCTTTCTATGCCGGAGTGCCTTTATCATCGGGTGGAGGTTCGGATGGATGAAAAAGAAGAGAAGCTGTACCGTCAGATGGAAAAGGATATGCTTCTGCCATTTGAAGATGGGGACGTGGATGCGGTCAATGCAGCTGCTCTTTCCGGGAAATTACTGCAGATGGCAAATGGAGCAGTCTATGATGAGAACCACAAAGTCCGCCATATCCACGATAAGAAACTGGATGCTTTGGAGGATTTAATCGAGGCAGCGAATGGAAAGCCTGTGTTAGTGGCTTACTGGTATCAGCATGATTTGGATAGAATTGTTGAACGGTTTAAAGCTGTTCCATTAAAAGCAGCAGGTGACATCCGCAAATGGAAAGAAGGAAAAATCCCGGTGGCAGCAATCCATCCGGCATCGGCAGGACATGGTCTGAACATACAGGACGGAGGCCACATTCTGATTTGGTTCGGACTTACCTGGTCTTTGGAACTGTATATGCAGTGCAATGCCAGACTGTGGAGACAGGGACAGAGGGAAACAGTAATGATTTACCATATCATCAACAAAGGAACATTGGACGAAGATGCCATGCGGTCATTGGAACAGAAGGACTGTGGGCAGTCGGCTATCATAGATGCAGTAAAGGCAAGGATTGGAGGTGTGAACGGTGCGAGCAGAAAGGATGATTAAGGAATATCCGAATTTGAAAAGGGAACTATCGGTGTTGGAATTTCAGTTAAGCCGATGTGAGGGAATTGATTATGACACCGTCATATCTTCCCTTACTTTCTCTAAGCCGGAAGGGGAAAGAGTACAGACAAGCGGTGTTTCGGATGTGACTGCAAGAGCAGCACTTGCATACCGTAAGGTGGCAGACAGGATGAGTGATGAATGGTTATCTTATCTTGCCGGACAGTACGGACAGATAAAAGAGGAACTGGATTTTTTTGAACATGCTGTACGTGGACTTTCCGGGAAATTACCGGAAATTGTATGGGATATGGCTGTGGAGCGTTTCACTTGGGAAGAACTGATGATGAAATATCATATCAGCCATACAATGGTGGCGAAATACCGGAAGAAAGCTATAAAGGAATTGGATGCGCTGTATGAGGAGAGGGACAGGCAGACGGAAAGTTTTATTTTGAGGTGAGGCAGTGAGACGAGGCGAGGTTTATTTTGTGGATTTTGGAAAAGACAAAACGACACATAAACAGTGTGGCATTCGGCCGGCAGTGATTGTGAGTAATAACCGGGGAAATGGTCATGGACCAACAGTAACGGTTGTTCCGCTTACAGGCAACATACATAAGAGACCTGAAATGCCAACCCATGTGCAGATACCGCTTTCAAGCTGTATTGGACTGAAAAGACCGAGCATGGCATTGGCTGAACAGGTCGATACTGTAGATAAGATAAAAGTAAAAGATAAAATCGGGGAAATACATGATAATCTTCTGATGGAGCAGATCACGGTTGCCCTTCAGATACAGATAGGGGTTTTTGAAGAATATAACTGATACCGGGTGGGATTGTGTGTCCCACCCTTAAATTATGCAACAGTTCGTTTCGTTAATCTTCATCTTTCATTTCTGGAATATGGCAGGAGCCAAGAAGCAGTTCTTTGCAGTCTGAAAAGCCGAGCATATAGGCAAGTTCTCCATAGCGTACCCAATTGGCACTGCGTTCATTGACATACTGGTCGATTAAACGCATCGTTTCTTCCGGCAGATTAAGAGATGCCAGTTTGGCAGCATATTCATCTGCTTTTTCTTTTGTCTGCATAAACGAAGTATCCTCTTTTGTAATCTTGTGCAATGCTTCTCCCATTCGGGTATCCATCAGTTGATAAAGTACGGATTTGTTATCCATGTAATCGCTCCTTTCACCATGAGGTCATATTAACTCTGAATTGGTAAGTTATCAACCATAAAGATAGCATTACCGAATATTTAAAAGTTACCCCCTTTTGCTGCTTTGGTGGTGTACTAAAGGTGTACTAAGTGTGTACCGTCCGGTGTACTGACATGGAGTATTTTTCGTGGTATATTGTAGGCGTGAAAGATTAGAGGTGGACTGAATCCTGTGTGGTTTGGTCTTTTTTTCTGTCTTTTACATTGGTATGGGTACGGGCTTTATCCTTTCACCGTACCCGGTACATAAGAAAGGAGCGTGGTGCTATGCCGAGGAAACCAAAGAAACCATGTAAGCATCCCGGCTGTCCGAAGCTGGTGGAGGGAATGTACTGTGAAGAACACGCTTTGCTGCATGGGCAGGAGCGAGGGGATTCAGCAGTGCGAGGGTATGACAGCAAGTGGAGAAAGGCAAGAGAAAGGTTTCTTAAATGCCATCCTCTTTGTGTTCAGTGTCAGAGGGAAGGAAGGCTTGTAAAAGCGACTGTGGTTGACCACATCAAACCGCATCGGGGTAATCCGATTTTGTTTTGGGATGAAAGGAACTGGCAGCCGCTTTGCAAGCACCACCATGATGTGAAGACAATGACCGAGGACAGGTATCAGGAATATAAATATTGATTGTGTATCATACACAAGGGTGGGGGTATCAAATCTCCACAATCCTGTGCAGGATTGACCGCCGCCCCCTCAAACGTGAATTTTCGCAGAATTAAGCAGGGGGGATAGTCTGGTGGTGTGATATTTTTCGCAGAATGTGTTTAAATGCAAGGGGAATCCGTCAGAGAGTTTCGATAAAAAGTATAGAAAAACCGTGTTTTTAATGGGTAAAAAGGCGCAAAAAGAGGTGCTTTTTTACCCATTTTTTATGCCCGTTTGAATGGAAGGATGTGAAAGGATATGACGGAGCAGCAGGCAAAGCAGATAAGGGAAATGAGGGAGCAGGGGATTGGTTACCGTTCCATTGCTCTTACAGTAGGGCTGTCCCGTGATATTGTGAGGAACTTCTGTAAAAGCAGAGGGCTTTCCGGTTATGGTTCGGCACTGACAAAAAACATACAGGAACAGGTCATGCTTGGGAAAGCGTGTCTGTACTGCGGTAAGGAAATGAAACAGCTGGATACCGGAAGACCAAAGAAGTTCTGCTCAGATAAATGCAGACGGGAATGGTGGAAAGGACACCCAGAACGAATCAACAGAAAAGAAAGTGCCATGTACCCTGCGGTGTGTGTGCGTTGCGGTAAAGAGTTCTTAAGCTACGGTAACAGGAAAAGGAAGTATTGCAGTCATGACTGCTACATTAAAGCAAGATTTTGGGAGGTAGAAGATGAAGACAGCGAAGCTATCAGTTCTGCCGATTAAGGACTTAAATCCGGCAGAGTACAATCCCCGTAAAAGATTAAAGCCGGGGGACAAGGAGTATGAAAAGATTAAGCATTCTATTGAAGAATTTGGATTTGCTGACCCTGTAGTGGTTAATTCCGATATGACAATTATCGGAGGTCACCAGAGGGTAACAGTAGCAGCTGCACTTGGTTATACGGAAGTACCGTGTGCGATTGTGGAAGTCAGCAAAACTCAGGAAAAGGCACTCAACATTGCGTTGAATAAGATTTCAGGCGAATGGAATCAGGAACTGTTGGCAGATTTGATTCAGGACTTGCAGGACTCGGATTTTGATGTCGGGTTTACAGGATTTGAACCGCCGGAGATTGAACAGCTTTTTTCAAAGGTACATGACAAAAAGGTAAAAGAAGATGATTTCAATGTAGAAGCAGAATTGAAAAAACCAACAGTGGCACAGACAGGTGATGTGTGGCTCCTGGGCAAACACCGTGTTATCTGTGGCGATTCTATTTTGCCGGAAACATACAACATCCTTATGGATGGAAGGAAAGCAAATCTGATTCTGACAGATCCACCGTACAATGTAGATGTGGAGGAGACTGCCGGAAAGATTAAGAATGACAATATGGCGGATGAAGATTTTTACAAATTCCTCTTTGCTGCCTTTGTGAATATGGAACAGAACATGGAGGGCGATGCTTCTATCTATGTATTCCATGCGGATACCGAGGGATTGAATTTCAGAAAGGCGTTTGCGGATGCCGGGTTCAAATTATCGGGATGCTGTATTTGGAAAAAGAATGCACTGGTGCTTGGACGCAGTCCTTATCAGTGGCAGCATGAACCGTGTCTGTTCGGATGGAAGAAAGGCGGTAAGCATCAGTGGTATTCCGACAGGAAGCAGACCACCATTTGGGAATATGACCGTCCGAAGGCATCCAAAGACCATCCGACCATGAAGCCGATTGCTCTGATGGCATACCCGGTACAGAATTCTTCCATGATGGGATGTGTGGTTCTGGACCCGTTTCTTGGTTCCGGTTCGACACTTATGGCTTGTGAACAGACAGGGCGTATTTGCTATGGTGTGGAACTGGAAGAGAAATTTGTGGATGTCATCGTCAACCGCTATATGGAGATGAAAGGCTCTGCGGATGAAGTTTTTGTTATCAGAAATAATGTGAAAATTCCATATTGGGATTTAGGGAAGGAAGGTGAAGCCAATGCAACAGCTGACCTTCCTTGATTTATGTTCAGGCATAGGAGGTTTCAGACTTGGTCTGGAATCTGCCGGCCATAAGTGTATCGGTTATTGTGAATATGACAGATTTGCGAGGGCTTCCTATGAAGCAATGTACGACACGGAAGGAGAGTGGAAAGCAGATGATGTCACAAAACTTAAATCAGAAGATGTCCCCTATGCAGACATCTGGTGTTTCGGATTCCCATGCCAGGATATCTCCGTTGCAGGAAAACAGCGGGGACTTGTCGGAGAGCGAAGTGGGATATATTACAACATTATTGACCTCATCAAAGGCAAAGAAGAAAGTGATAAGCCCACATACCTTCTTGTTGAGAACGTTAAGAACCTGTTATCAATTAATTCAGGCTTCGACTTTGCCAGCGTTCTGTCTGAAATGGACGAAGCGGGGTATGACTGTCGGTGGCAGGTGCTTAA